GTCTGACCAACCAAATTTGAGAACGAATAAGTGCGGTATTGACCATGATGAAAGTTAACTCCACGAAATCCCCAAGAGTATACCTCTGTGACTGCGACAAGTGGGTTGACATCAAAGGTCGTATCTGCTTTTTTTGGTACATACGAAAATACAAAAAATTGACCTGCCTCTGGAGGAGACACACTATCACTGATAACTTCCTCTAGTTGAGTTACTAATTCACTAGGATCTTCGATACCTATGAGTCGATCTAATACTGGACTTATGCGATTCATTTGATTCCAAGTTCATCCTCTGTCATGATTTTAAATTCATACAAACGGTCTTTACAATAATCAGATGCTGCTTCCCATTTTGCTTGGTTGCGAGCATATTCATAAACTTCACGTAAATATCCTTTTGTTTGTCTTTTTGGTCTTGATGGAGGTTTTGTTTGTCTTTTTGGTTTAACTTCAATAATATATTTTTTAGTCTTTCCCGTTGTCTCTTTTAATTTGACATAAAAGTCTGGAAAGTATCTATGCACTCGATTATCAATTGGAGAACGATATGGTATTACAATCTCTTCACTTCCCCATTCGAGTATATTTTGATTTAAATCACAGTAAACCATGAATTTCCTCTCCCAAAGTGATCGATAAATGATGTTTGAGGGGTTTCCTTTATACTTTCGTGGGAATGATGGTGAGTATCTCCCTTTATATGACATAAATATATAAAAACAAAGTCATAAAGGTATTTAGTGTGTCGTTAGTACAAAGAATCACAATGACTGATGCCAAAGTCAATTTTGGCAACCTATCATTAAACAATCAATATCAAGTTCACTTCGCTGGATTTAATTCAAGCATTGTAAATTATATCCGAAATAATCTTGGAATACTTAATGCAGATGATTTTATCTCTCGTCAGATGGGTATCCTATGTTTTGATGCATCATTACCTGCAACTGCTTTAGCAACTGCAGAAGTCAAAGATAATTTCATGGGTGTCCCTCAAGAATTTGCTCATTCTAGATTATATACAGATATTGATTTTTCTTTCTATGTTGATAAGGATTATACTCTACTAAGAATATTTGAAGGATGGATGGATTATATAACCAGTGGTGCAGAGAATGAAGTTGGAGATTTGCAAAAACCATTTTATCGTAGAATGAGATATCCAGATACTTATAAAGTATCTTCAATGTATATTTCTAAGTTTGAAAAAAATCTTGATCGAGCATTATCATATCAGTTTATTAATGCATTTCCAAAGTCAATCACTCCAATTCCAGTGACATATGGAAACGCTGATATACTAAAGGTATCTGTGAGTTTTAACTATGATAGATACGTTGTTAATCGTAAAAGAAGACAACCAAGTCTTTTATCTACTGGTTTAAATCTGTTTAATTCATTTAGATCAAGTGAGAGTAGACCTGAACCATATAATTCCAATAGACCAGAGACAGTAGACACATAGTAAAAAACATTGTATAATGTAGTATAAATAAAATACTGAATAAAATATCATGCCATTACCCAAGATTAATACTCCAACGTATGAATTGACTCTTCCTTCAAATAAGAAAAAAGTTAAATACCGTCCTTTTTTAGTCCGTGAAGAGAAGATATTAGTTCTTGCTTTGGAATCTGAAGACCAAAAACAAATTACTGACGCGATTATACAAATTATTGGTGATTGTTTAATTACAAAAAATATTGACGTAACCAAGTTACCTACTTTTGATATTGAATATTTGTTCTTAAATGTGAGATCAAAATCAGTTGGTGAAACAGTTGAAGTAAATGTTACCTGCCCTGATGATGGTAAAACTAAAGTTGAGACATCTATCAATATAGATGATATTAAAGTTATAAAGGATAAAAATCATAAGTTTATTGTTCAACTTGATGATAAGTATTCTATGAAACTGAAATATCCAACATTAGATCAATTCATTGAGAATAATTTTGATTTTGAAATGGCAGAAGCGAAGGAATCAGTTTCAGCAGCGATGTCGATGCTATCAACATGTATTGATATGATTTATGATGATCAAGAAAGTTGGGATGCATCTGAAAGTACAAAAGAGGAACTCGATGCGTTTATTGATCAACTCAATACCAAACAATTCCAAGAGGTTGAACAGTTCTTTAAAACTATGCCTAAATTAAGTCATACGTTAAAGGTTAAAAATCCTCAAACTGATGTTGAATCTGAAGTTGTATTGGAGGGTCTGGCAAGTTTTTTCAGCTAGGTATGGCTCATATGAGTCTGGAGTCATACTATAAAGTTAACTTTGCCTTGGTTCAGCATCATAAATACTCTTTGACAGAGATAGAAAATATGATGCCTTGGGAACGAGATGTCTATGTAACTCTCTTGAAACAATATATTGAAGAAGAAAATCTAAAAGCACAACAACGTAATTCATAGTGGCGAAAGCATTACCAAAAATTAACGACATAAAGAAAACACCTATGAAAGAGGTGTTAGGGGAAGGTGATGCACCTAAAAAAGGAAGGGGAAGACCAAAGAAACTACAGACAGTTGCAGAGGTAGAGGCAGATATAAATCTAAGAGAATTTCAAAAACTTAAGAAAAAATTTGATAAATTAAAAGCATCTAAAAAGGCAAAGATAACTCCAGCAAAACTTTCTCCTGCATTTTACGCATTAGATGCAGGACTTAAGTTGGAGGAAGAAAACAAAGTCCAGACAGAGAAGATAACAAAAATAATTACAATACAGAAATTACATAAAGTTAATCATCAAAAAGAAAAATCAGAAATTGCAGAAATCAATAATGTTTTGACAGGTATTGCTGAATTTATTAAGTCTGATTATGAGTCTCGTGTTCAAGATGAAGATTCTAAAAATGCTCAACTTCGTGAAGATGAAAGTCAAAAGGATCAAGCAGATAAAGAGAAGGGATTAGAAGCAACTGGTAAGAAAACTAATGATAAGATAGGAAAACAATCTCAAGGAATAATTTCTCCTGTAAAAGGTATATTTCAAAAATTATTAGATGCTGTGACTGCGATAGGTTTAGGTATCGTTGGAAATGCTGCATTTAAATTTTTAGCAAGACCTGAAATTTTTGAGAAGTTAGGTGGAGTTTTTGATTTTATTACAAAGCATTTTAAATGGGTTCTTGGTGGACTAGGTGCGATTGCTTTGATTGGAATAATTGGGCCTATTATTGGTATCGCATCTGCGATTGGAACTGTTATCGCTGCAATCGCGGGTGCTGCTGTCATTGTTGCTAAGATTGCTTTGATCATAGGGGGTATTATACTAGCAATTAAAGGTGCTACTGATATATTCAAATGGTTGCGTGGTGATAAACTGGGTGATTCAGTAGTGTCAGATGCGAGAAAAGAAAATAGAGAGAGTATGAAAGAACAAGGTGTTGAAAAGGCACATATTAGTGGTATTTTTGGTGAAAGATATCGTGTGGAGCGTGATGGTGAAATGGTGAAATTAAAGTATAAAGAACTTACACCAGATGAACAGGCAATTGTTGATCAGTTCAAAGCAAGAGATCAGGAAATCAAAGATGCAGCAAAAGAAAGAAGGAAAGAAAAATTAGCAGCGAAGAAGAGAATACGAGGAGAAAGAAAAGAAGAATTAAAAAGATTGGAAGCGATAGCAAAAGTATCTAAGGATTATACTGCTGTTAAGGCATATAAGAAAGAGACAAGACAATTAGTTATAGCAGAAGAGGATGAGATTGATAAAAAGTATGAAGAAACATTCACTGCAAGAAAAGTTGGAGGAGACGCTTCTGGATTAACAATAGTCGGTGAGGATGGCCCAGAAATTGTTGATTTTAAAACTGCTGTAAACGTAGTACCGGCACATCGAACTCAAGAGACTCTAAAAACTCTAGGGGAGAGTGGTGGGACAAATGTTATATCGATGGATTTACCACCGATTGATCTACCAGCACCACAGGTTGCTGGATCACAACAGACTCCAAGCACAGAAGTTGAAATGATTGCTTCAGTCAATCCTTTTAATACTTACATGGTTCTTACTCCCGAATTATTAAAAATTAGTTAATGGCAGCAACAGCAGAATTAAAAAAAGTAAAACTTAACGTCACTAATATCAAAAGTGTATTATTAGACGGGAAGAAGGCTGTTGACGAAAAAAAGAAAGATCGTGAGGATTTCTTACAAAAACTAGAAGAAGAGAAAAAGAAAAAGCAAGAAGAGAAAGGTCTTGAAAAACCAATGAAACCAATCTCTAAAAAACCAGAGTTTAAATCTCCTGTTAAATCTTCAATGGGTTTAATGGATCGAATATTTAATTTTGTAGGTGCGATAGTAGGTGGTATTGTTGTGAAAGCACTTCCCGGAATTATAGAAACAATTAAAAAAGTTATTGAATATGTAAAACCGATATTTGCAAAAATACAAGAGGGTTTGCAACCAGTATTTACATTTATAGGAGGTTTCTTTAAAGACACAGGATCTTATGATTCAGAAAAAGAAAAAGTAGATGGAAATATAGAAGAGGCAAATTTAATAGGTAAAGATATTGATGGTCAAACAGGTGAATTAACTAAAGCAGGTGAGGATGTTGCAAATGAAAATAAAGGATTAGGAAAAAGTTCTGATAAGTTAGGTGGTGAAGAGAAGGGATTATTAAAAGATCCAGAAGAGAAAAAAGAAAAAAATGAGGAGATGAAAGAGTTTGATGAAGAACGTAATGAATTAAAAAAAGAAGCTGAAATTGCAAAAACAACTGGAGAAACAGATATATCAGGTACTCTGAAGAAACAAGCAAGTGGTGAAGAATTTACTTCTGACTCTACAACCATTACGTTAGATAGTTCAAATACCACAAGTGAAGATCCTAATTTTCTTGATAAAGTATCTAAATCAGAATTTACTGGTGTTAAAGTATTAACTGCACCAGTAGCACCAGTGCGAGAAGATTTTCCAAAAACAAGAGCAGGATCAAAAGCATATAGAACTGCTGTTAAAAATTATAATGTACAATACAAAGAATTTAAACAAACACAAAAAAATCTTATCAAACCAAGTGAGAGTAATAAGAATGGATTAACTGCGTTAAATAGTACAGGTGGATTAACCAGTGCGAATGGTTCAGGAAGCACAACAATTATTCGTCAAAGACAAATTGTTAAAGTACCAGTACCAGTAACAGTATAATGGCACAAAAAGCAACAGCAGCAGCAATTTATGAAGTTCTTACGATAAGTAAGGATGGAAAAGAGGTGCCATTACAAGGTAAAACGATTAACTTTAATTATTATGAAAGTTTATATTCTCCTGTAGTAACAGCAAATATGATGTTTGTTGATGCAGGTGGAACAACTCCTGATAAAAAAGAAAATCTTACAAGTATTAAAGATGGTCTTCCAATCACAGCACTTGAGGATGTAAAGGTAAAAATACAAACAAAGTTTGGCACACTTGATTTTACAAAAGATGCATTTAAAGTGACTAGTTCACCAATAATGGATCAAGAATCAAATCGTCAAACAGTGCTACTCAACTTAGTAAATGATAAGGAGATTAAAAATTCAGAGATTCCAATTTTTGATCGATTTGTAGGTAAGATAAGTGATACTGTCACAAAAATTCTCTTACAAAAATTAGGGATCACAATGGACAAAATACATGTGGAATCAACAAAAAATTCATATGGTGTCACAGGTAAAAGTAGAGGTGCTTTAAATATTATTTTAGATTTATGTCGTAGATCAGTTCCTGTCAAAGGTGATGCTGGATATTTTTTCTATCAAACACAAGATGGGTTTAATTTTAAATCAATCGATTCA